CTAAAGTTAAATTGTCGGCATCCACACCGACCTCCTCCCATCATCGGCTCTTCTTCGGAAGAGCTGTACCTAAAATCACACTCTGTTAAAATATTTATATGAAACAGTACAGACCATTACCTGATAGTTTAACTATTAAACAATCCGAAATAGAAGGATTAGGTTTATTTTCCACAGTTAGTATTGAAAAAGGTGTTAACGCTGGCATAACTCATGTGATAGACCCAATAACAATGGAACTTTATAGAACACCACTTGGTGGTTTTATCAATCATAGTGAAGAACCTAATGCAAAAATTGTAGAAGTAAAAAGAGTTAGGTATTTATATTTTTTAAGAGACATAGAACCAAATGAAGAAATAACAGTTAAATACACAATGTATAATCCAACGAAAGTTAAAAATGGCTAGAGTTGAATGGGATTCAGAAAACGAAACATACGAAGAATTTAAAAAACGACGTTCTAAATCATTTGGCGTATCTGGTATGGGACAAAAGAAAAGAGAAGGAACAGGAAAAATAAATAAATCTGCACTTCGTGAAAAAGCTTTGAAACGTGCTAACTATAGATGTGAGTGGCCTGAGTGCGATACAACACAGTGGCTAGAGATGGCACACATTACTGGAATTGGTATGGGAGGCAAGAATAGAGACATCTCTAATAATGAAGGTAATGTGGCTATCTTTTGTAAATACCACCATGATATTTTTGACGGCAAAACCATAACTGGAGCAAAAAGAGAATACACTAAATTTGTAAGAGCTTATTTGAAAAGATATGTCTAAAAAAATATTATTTAAAACAGAAATAGAAGGCTTAGAAACAATAGCACCAGTTAAACCTTCATCTTTTTATTTTCCTAAATGGTTTAAAGATATGCCTGAGCATTTAGATAAAGACCCAGGAGAACCCTACGACCCTATACATAGAAATTTATTTGGAAAAGTAGGAGATATAGGAAAAAAGTTTTATGTTTCAACTATGAAAAGATGTCCTGCAATTATTGATTTTGTATCAGAAGGTTTTATTATTCCAATGTGGGCAGACACATTAATACAAAGAGATGATATTACTTTAGAACATGATAATAAAAATTTTCCTGCAAGAATTTCTTCTCATCAATCTGAACAGCTAATAGGTATGCCTTTAGGAGAAGGAGATTTTAAAGACGCTTTAAAGTTTGAAAGTCCTTGGTTTATTTATACACCACCTGGATATTCAGCTTTATTTATTGCTCCTTTTTATCAATACGAAAAAAGATTTACAATATTACCAGGATTAGTAGAAACAGATGGATGGCATCAAATAAACTTTCCTACAATAATTCATGAAAAAGAATTTATTATAAGTCAAGGAACACCATTAGTTCAAGTAATACCTTTTAAAAGAAGTAAATTTAGTCTTGTGATGGATTTAATAAATGATAAAGATAAACGACTAATTCAAGCAGGTAATAATATAATTAGTTCTAGGTTTATTAATGGATATAGAAAAGCCGTGGAGAAGTTAAGAAATGCCTAGATACGATTATAAATGTTTACATTGTGAACATGTTTATGAAATAGAACATAAAATTACAGAAGACCCAGAAATTTTGTGTCCTAAAGATTCTTTTATTTGTAGAAGACAAATTTCAACAAATGTCGCATTTGAGACCCCTATGGATGTAGAATTTACACAAGACCCTTCAACATTAAGTGAAAAAAGTTTTGCTCAGGTTGAAAAGGCAAAAAAGACAAAATACCGATGGTAGGAGAGTATGGATTACGAACACATTTCAGAAGAAGATAAAATTACAATTATCACAAATCAATTAAAACAAATGGAAGGACAACACTTTAGTTTATCTTTAGTAGAACCTTCTAGACTTCAAGAAGAACAACAGCATATGGTTTGGAGACAACAAATTATGCAATTAGAAAAAAGTATTGAACTTCTTCGAAAAAATAAGTCTAAGTTAGAGAATGGCTAAATATGTACCAAAACTTCCAGGATTACATACTGCGCAACAAAATGTTGCAGATAGTGAAGCAAGGTGGAAAATTCTTTGTGCTGGTCGTAGGTTTGGTAAAACTAGACTCGGCGTACAATTATGCATCGAAACTGCCTTGGCCGGTGGTAGAGCTTGGTGGGTTGCTCCTACTTTTGCTATTGCTCGTGTTGGCTGGAGGGCGTTAGAAAGTGCAGCGTTATCCTTTCCAAAAGAAATTGAACCGAAAATCTCTATCGCAAACATGGAAGTTCAATTCCCAAACGGTGGATTTATTGCTTGCAAGTCTGCTGACAACCCGCAAAGACTAAGAGGTGAAGGTTTAGACTTTATCGTTATCGATGAAGCAGCTTTCGTAAAACCTGAAGTTTGGCAAGAAGTTCTTAGACCTACATTAACTGAAAGAAAAGGTGGAGCATTATTTATCAGTACACCTCTTGGTATTGGTAATTGGTTTTATGACTTATGGCAACAAGCAGAAGGAAGAGATGATTGGGACAGGTTTCATTTTTCCACATTAGACAATCCTTCCATTGACCCAGAAGAAGTTGAATCAGCTAAAGAAGAAGTTGGTTCCATTGTTTTTGCACAAGAGTACATGGCAGAGTTTATTGAAGCAGGTCAAGGTTTATTCAAACAAGAATGGTTTACTTACTTTGATGTAATGCCTGATGGTAATTACATAGGTGGTGGAGCAAACTTAAACCCTAGAGACATGAGACATTTTGGGACATTAGATGTAGCAGTAACAACTGAAGATAGAAGTGATTACACAGTTATTGTTAGTTGTGCAGAAGCTAATGGTAAAATTTATGTTGAAGATGTAGTAAGAAGAAAAATGGAATCTCCTGATATTATTCCAGAAGCTAAAAGAATAGCTAGTAGAAATAACTGGTCTCATATCTGTATAGAAAATCAAGGTTTATCAAAACCCTTTATTCAAGAAGCAGGAAGGTCTGGTCTTCGTGTTAGAGAAATTAGAGCTGAAAAGGATAAAATAACCAAAAGTTTACCCCTATCGGCTAGGATGGAGTCAGGTGACATCTTATTTAGGAAAGATGCTCCGTGGTTAGCAGATTTAGAAAGAGAACTGCTAACGTTTCCTGTCGGTAAAAATGACGACATGGTAGACGCACTGGGATTAGCTGCCTCAACTTTGCAGCAAAGAAGAAGTTGGGAAGCTTTTTAATACTGGGAATATATTTTGGAAGAGAAGAGCAGATTACAAAAGGCTTTAGATTTTATAGTGCCTGGAAGGCGTACTGGAGAACTTAAAGCTCAATCAAATTACAATCAATTATTCGGAAACGACGCATCCATATATGGATACAACACATCATCAGGTTTTTGGGAATCAGATAAACTTAAAGAGATAGGAGATGGTTCTGGTAATTCTGCTGTTACAGCTTGCCTAAATGTTCTTGCAACTTCTTTTGCTGAACCACAACTACAAATTGTTAAAAGAGACCAAACTTTTGGTGATAGAGAAGTAAATCATGGTCACCCATTAGCAGAGCTATTTAGAAGACCTAATCCTTTTATGTCTCACAACTTGATGTCTCATTACATTGTTTTAGCTTTAAATACAAATGGAGATGCTTTTCTCTACAAAAACAGAAATTCAAAAGGACAGGTTGTAGAACTTGTTCCACTTATGCCACACCTAGTAGAAGTAAGAGGTAATGAAAATAAACTAATAACACATTACGAATACTACACATATGGAAAAGGTGAGTTTGTAAAATTAGATGTTCAAGACATGGTACATATCCGACAAGGAATTGACCCTAACGACCATAGAAGAGGTCACGCACCACTTAAATCAGTACTAAGAGAAATCTTAGGTGACGAATCAGCTGGACAGTTCACAACTGCTCTATTGAACAATATGGCTGTACCTGGTGTTGTTTTAACTCCTAGGTCTGATGGGTATGGTGGTCCTACAAAAGAAGAAGCTGAATCAATATCTGCAATGTACAAAGAAAAATTTGGTGGTGCTAATAGAGGAGCACCTATGGTTTTATCTGGTGCAATGAATGTTGAAGTTGTATCTTTTACACCTGACCAAATGAAGTTAGCAGAACTTAGAAGAATCCCAGAAGAAAGAGTATCTGCAGTTTTAGGTGTCCCCGCAATACTCGCCGGCCTCGGGGCTGGATTGAATTCGGCGACCTACAACAATACGAAAGAACTAAAAGAATTTTTTACAGAGCAAAAGTTAGTACCAATGTGGAGAACAGTTGCTAATGAGCTAACACATCAATTATTACTACCTGACTTCCAAGATAAAAACTTAATGTGTGATTATGACATACAGTCTGTAAGAGCCTTACAGACAGATGTAGATAATTTATACAAGAGAGTCAATATGGGTGTTAATGGTGGATGGATAACCATTGGAGAAGCTAGACAAGTTGTAGGTCTTGATGTAGATGAATCTCACGATGTATATTTAAGACCATTGAATATGATTCAAGTTGATACTGATGGCAATGCTATTTTAAACGATATGCCTGAAGCTAATAGACAACAGGCAAGAGCTGAACAAGAGGGTCAACCTTTACAAGCAGCTGGCTTATCTGAATTACCTGAAGTAAAAGATATTTTAAATTTAACAGCAGTTCCAGCTGAATCCCCAAGAGCAGACAGAATACAACAAAATGAAGAACCTCGTAATGAAGAAAAGTATATTGCTAAGATGCCTAATGGTGCATACTGTGTAATAAGTCATGACACAGGAAAAGTTATTAAATGTTTTGATACAGAAAAAGAAGCAGAAGCTTATTTAGGAAAGAAGCCTAAAAAATCTGCACACCCAGATAGAAATACTTCTAGCAATATGTTTATGTATGACACTATTGAAGCTGCTGAAAGAAGAGCAGAAGAAATGGGATGTTCTGGATATCATGAGCATGATGTAAGAGGAACAACTTACTACATGCCTTGTGCTACACATGAGCAGTTGGAAAGGTCAAAAAAATCTTATCTAATTGATATAATGGAAGAACTTAAAGTTAGCTTAGAAGAAGCAGAAGTTATTATGGAATCACAATTTAGTATAGAACCAGAGAACGTAAAAGAAAAACCAAAGAAAGATAGAACAAATTTTCCTAGTCCAGGTGACGACAAAGCTGTAAGTATTTCCAATTCTAAATATAAACAATTTCCATATGGGTACGCTAAAGACCTAAAAGAAAATTGGCCAGAGATTTGGAGACGTGGTGGTAACGGAGGTAATCCTCCAACTTCTTTTACAGGTAACGACGCTTTTAGAAATTGGACTAAATACCAATCTGGTGACAGAAGTGAATCAGTTCTTAACTGGGTTCGTAGAAGAGAACGCTATATGGGAAGACATCAAGGTAACACAAGACTTGCTGGAACAGTAGCAAATATTAAATGGGGTGGCGTTTCTAATATCGGAGTATCTGCTATGAAGAAAGTCATTAATGACCAAAAGAAAATTGTAAGACAAAGAAGAAAAGCTGCTGAACAAATGGCAGATGATATTTTTGAAAAAGAACTTACTGAAACTAAAGCAGTTTCTTCAAGAGTTAGAAAATCTTTAGTACAAAAAGTAAAAGACCACAATGCTAAAAATCCAAAATATAAAGCAAATCTTAGAACATTAACATCTGTATTTAATAGAGGTGTAGGTGCATATAAAACAAACCCATCATCAGTTAGACCAAATGTAACAAGTTCAGACCAGTGGGGATTAGCTAGAGTTAATGGTTTCTTACACGCTTTAAGAACTGGTAAATTTAAGAGAAAAGCTTACGACACAGATTTATTACCTTCAAATCATCCACTAAGTTCAAAGAAATAAAAAAGCTTTAAATAACACACTTTTTAATAGGCTATGTAATAATTCTTAATATAGCGTACCTTATTACTGTTAACAGGAGAATAGGTAATGTCTGAAAAAGAAGTTAAGAATATTGACCTCGAACTCAAAGCTGAGACTGAGGGAAAAGTTTCTGCTGTTTTTTCTGTATTTAATTCACTTGACTCTGATGGAGACGTAGTTCTTCCAGGGTCTATCAAATCAGGTTTCAAATCTGGTTCTGTACCAATGGTGTGGGCTCATAAATGGGACATGCCAATCGGTAAAGGTTCAATTAAAAGTGATGGAGATAAAGCCACATTTGAAGGCGAGTTCTTTATGGATACAGAATCCGGCAAAGAAGCTTATAAGATAGTTAAAAATATGGCTGACATGCAACAATGGTCATTCGGCTATAGAGTCAACGACGCTGAACGAGGAAAGTTTGGTGAAGGTGACGAAGAGAAAGACGCTAGGTATTTAAAAGACCTAACTGTTTTTGAAGTTTCACCAGTTCTTGTTGGAGCTAATCAAGATACATACACAATGGCTATCAAATCCAATGAAGAATTGTTAAAAGAGATTCTTGGTGAAGAGAAAGGTGTTATGACAACTGAGTCAATGAATCAACCTGACCCTAACGAAGAACAAGAAGAAGAGAAATCTGTAACTGTTGAAGAGTTATTAGAAAATCCTGCAACTTATTTGAAGGAACTTTACAAACTCAAAGAAGCAGTTCTAGAGACTCAAGAAGAGATTTCAGAAGATGCTCCTAAAGCATTTTCGGAACAAGTCAAAGATGTGCTTGCTGCATTAAACGACTTGATGGTACGAGCTACCGCCATAGCGATGTTGCGTGCCAAAGATGGAAGGAAATTAGGCGAAAAAGCCACCGAAGCACTACGTGCAGTTCAAGAAGACTTGCAAGATGCATGGGTCGAATTAGACGCATTCATTGATAATGTAAGTGAAAACACTGTAGTGGTTGAGGAAAGCGACGACGTAGAGGAAGAACTACCAGTTGAAGAACCAGAAGATGAAATAACAGAGGAACCTGTTATTGAAGAAGTCGAGGTTGAGTCCGACCCAGAGACTGAACCAGTTCTTGCTGAAGATAACACTGAATCCGTCGACGAAGAGGCTGAAGCTTTATGGTTAGAGGCCCAGCAAAATATTGCTGAGTCATTGGATGCTGAATTAGAAGTAGAAGAATAATATCATAGGAGATATATAAACCATGAGTGAAGTAGCAAAGCTCAAAGAGCAAATTGCAAAATCTCGTGAAGAACTTAAAGCTGCTTTTGATAACCAAGAAGACGGCAAGTACAGTGCTGAAGCCAAAGAGAAAATCAAAGGCCTCAACACAGAACTAGCTGGACTTGTTGATGATTTAAAAGTTGAAGAAGCTAAAGTTCAAAACGAGAAAGCTTTAGAGGTTGATAATGAGCCTGTAAATTCTATACCTAATGCAATGCCTGAGCAAAAAGGTCCACAAACAATTGGGGAACAATTTGCTAATACAGATGCTTATAAAGCATATGTAGAAAAAGGTGTTAAAGGTGTAGATTCTCAAGCAGAATTTAAAACCACATTAAACACAACTGGTTATCCACCAGAGAGCTTAAGAGCTCCTGGAATCCTAGAGACCGCTCTTCGTAATCCAGACAGCGTTATTGGATTGTTTGACCAAATTCAAACATCACAAAATGCTTATGTTTACTTAGAAGAGACAACATTCGACAACCAAGCAGGTTCTATTGCAGAATCAGGAGACATCTCCGCTACACTAGAATCAGCACTTGCATTTACAGAAAGGACAGAATCCATCAGAAAGATGGCTACTTTCTTGCCTGTAACTGACGAGTTGTTAGCTGATGTTGCTGGTATCCAAGGATATGTCAACTCACGTTTATCAACAATGATGAAGTTGAATATGGACAACCAACTTATCAATGGTGATGGTACAGCTCCTAATTTAACTGGTGTATTAAACAAGAGTGGAATCAATACATTTGATTACGCTTTACCATACGCTGGAGAATTAGGAAAGCTTGGACAAATCTATCAAGCAATTACAGAAATCAGAAAAGACGCTTTCGTTGAACCTGATGCAATTGTAATGCACCCATCAGACTGGTATCAAATCGTTACATCAGTAACTGACGTTGACACAAGCGGTTCTAAGAACCCATTGTTCGTCGTTGCTGGCGGATTCGGTGCTGATGCTGCTCCAAGAATTTGGGGTCTAAGGGTAGTTCCTTCAACAGTTATTGCTGAAGGCACAATGCTTGTAGGTAAGTTCGGCGGTGGCGACGCAGCTCAAGTAATTATGAGAGAAGGCGTTGACCTAGCTGTTTCCGACAGCCACAGCGATTTCTTCGCAAAGAACCAATTGGCAATTAGATTAACTATGCGTCTTGGTTTTGCGATTTATCGCCCAACAGCATTCTGTACTATTACTAACGTATAGTACTGACGGTTTATAAGGGCGGATTTGTATTCGCCCTTTTAACCATAAGAGGAGAAATAAAATGAATTCCAATTTAACACCATTTGGATATATAGAAAGAAGTAAAGAATTTTTTGAAAAATCTGAAAAAATATTACAAAATTTTAAAACCAAAGCAACTATGGAAGTTGCTATGGAAGAAGAGGAGTAATGCCTAGAGGCAGACCAAAATCATACAGGATGGGTGGACGAGTTCGTCCTAAAAAGATGAAGCGTGGTGGCCGAGTAAAAGCTAGAAGACGACCTAGGAGAAGATAGATGAACTACGGCAAATACAAACCAAAGAAGAACCCTAAAAAACCAAAAAAGCGTGGGAAGTAGGGTAGGATATATTATTATGTATACAATATTAGATACCAACGTTTATAGACTACCTGACGGAAAAATTTGGAAAGGTGTTCCAGCTGATTTACCAGTAAGTGGTGCAGACCTAATTGCTAAATCTGGACATGAGTATCCAACTGAATGGCTTAAAGAGCAAGGTGCTCTTGATAAACCTAAAAAAGCAGCTCCAGCTAAAAAAGTAGAAGCTGAAAAGGTTGAAGAAAAAGCTGAAGTTAAAGCTCAAGAACCTGCTGAAAATAAAGCCGTTAAAGCTAAAGTAGAAGACAAGTAAATCAGGAGGTCTAACTTATGGCTTTCTGTACAGCTGCAGATGTAGAAACATTTGCTCTTATAGACTTTCATTCTGATTTAGAGAATCATTTAACTAACGAATTAATTCCTGTTGTTCAAGATGCAATAAGAGAATATGTTGGTTATACAGTAGATTATGGCACATATACAGAAACATTTTCTGGAAATCAAACTAGAGAATATTTTTTAGATGAAAGACCTGTAAATACTGTTACTTCTGTAGTCGAAGACGGAACTACATTAACATATGGAAACCAAGAAGATTTTTTATGGTATAAAAATGGTCGAATCAGAAGAATAGGCTCTAGATGGTCATTTGCATACCCAGATAATATTACTGTTACCTATACTGCTGGATATGACACAGGCGGAGGAACAGGGCCTACATTACCTAATGCATTTAGAGTAGTTACTGCAAGAGCAGCTGCTAGGTTACTAGAATCAGCATTAGTTTTATCAGCACAACAAGAACCAAATGAAATAGTTGCACAAAAGCCTAGTGCAGACCAAGTTTCTAACTTTACTGCAACAGACTCTGAATCTGTGGGTGATTACCAGATTAACTATGTAGGTAATATTGGTATGAACTCTGTAGCAGTCCTTTCTGGTGCAGATTTAAATATGTTAGGACAATACAAAAAAAGTTTTTTTATTTAGCTAAAATATAGGCTATGCCTATAAGAAAAGCACCAACACCTGAAGTAGCAAGAAAGATGTTCTTGCAATTTCCTAATAAAAAACTTCAAGATTGGGCTGATGAATGGGGATGTACTGCTGAAAGAGTAAGGCAAATTAAACTAGAATCTGGTGTAAAATCCAAATACAAACTTGACCTAAATCTAGCTAAGAAAATAGCAAACGATATAGCAACTGGTAAACATACTTTAACTTCTTTAGAACTATATGAAGACTTACCTATTGGTAGAGATGCTTTTATGACTTGGATGCGTAAAAATGCTGAAGTTG